ACACACGAAGATTGTATTCACGCACTATTAGATGGTGGTGATACACTTACAGAATTACAAGCAAAGAGACAACAAGTAAAAGATAAATATCCAAAACCATAATTGAAATAGAAAGTTTTTATGATATATAAAGGTTTGGCAGGTGAGTTTTACCACCAAACCACCAAACTCACTTGCCTTATTATGCTTTTATCCTTAACAAGTTGCTCAAAATCATTTCAACCAAACCCATATTCTAGTTTCATAAGATTATTAATTGATTCACAATGAATAAAAATGTACTAATTGCTATACCTAGCTTTGATCAAAAAATACATCTTCAAACAATTTCATCTATAATAAATGTGAGGGATACATTATTTCAAGCAAAAATAGGCTGTGGAATGATGTGGTTGAGAGATAGCTTGATTACAAGAGCAAGAAACAAATTAGTAAAATCTTTTTTAGAACAAAAAGAATATACACATATTTTTTTTATAGATGCTGACATAATATTTGAACCACAACAATTTATAAGAGTTTTACTATTTGATAAACCTATAACAACAGCTCCATATCCAATAAAACATGAGTTACCTATTGAAAAGGGTGATGCTAGTTTTGGATGGTGTATGAATTTTCCATTAGGTAAATATGACTTATCAGATAATGACAAAGGTTTTAAAAAAGTAAATTATGCAGGTACAGGTTTTATGTGTATTGAAAGAAAAGTTTTTGAAACAATCAAGAATAAATATCCTCAAATAAAATATAAAACAGATGTAAGAGCTAATATAGATGATAAAAGAGAAACACAGGATGTTATGGGTAATGAAGAATATGCTTTTTTTGATTGTGGTATTCAAGGCAAAGGTGTTTTAGAAGATAAAGAAAATACACAAAGATATTTAAGTGAAGATTATTATTTTTGTGCATTGTGGAATCAATGTGGTGGTGAAATTTGGAGTGATCTTACAAGTACATTAAAACATATAGGTATTAAAAATTATGAAAGACCACAGATAATGAGAATCAAAGATGACAGTTGAGTTTGGTATAATAGCATTTTTTCTTAATTTTTTAGTAATAGGGGTAGCAGGGATTATAATTTGGTTTATTATAAATAATTATGTCCTTAAAAAAAAAGATGACTGATGAAAGTATTTGGGAAAATATATTGCCACAATTAAGACAAATTGGTGGAAAACACTATAAAAATTTTAAAATTCAACCATTTGAGTTCATTTCAAAAAATAATCTTTCGTTCTATCAGGGAGTTGTGATAAAATATGTGGTCAGGTATTTAGAAAAGGGAGGGATAGAAGATTTAGAAAAAATCATCCATTATACACAACTTGAAATACACAAGTTAAAAGATGATGAAGTCAAAGCTAAATACAAAAAGAAATAGTGTTTAAACGAGCGTAGAGGGGTCAATTTTAAGCATTTCTTCAATTTAGGGTAAAATGTACTATGGCAAAGAAAAAACCTCTTTATGGGGTAAAAGTAGAATATGAAAAGAAGTTTAAAGGTACAAGTATAGGTAGAAATCCAAAAAAGGTATCTTCTATGAATAAAAGTAAAAGAAAAGGGAGAAGTAGAAAACAATTAAGATATAGAGGTCAAGGAAAATGAGAAAAAGTGTTAAAAAAAAGGCAAGAAATTTAAGTACAGCACATCAAAGGATTGATGATCATGAAAAATTGTGTAGGATAATGCAACAAGAAACAAATAGAAAAATAGATGCTAATGGAAAAAAAATAGAAAGATTAGAAAAAGTAGTTTTCACTTCAACAGGTATGTTGATAGTTGGAATGGCTACAATTATTTACAACTTATTATTCAAATAGGAGGTTCAAATGCAACTTTCAAAACATTTTAAATTAGAAGAGTTCACAAAATCAATGACTGCAACTAGGAAGGGTATCAAAAACGAGCCTGGAAGTGGAGATATAAAAAATTTAGAAAATATCTGTTATGAGATATTAGAACCAGTAAGAGCAAAATTTGATAAACCTGTAACAATTACATCAGGTTATCGTAGTGAGGAGTTATGTGAAGCTATAGGTAGCAAAAAGACAAGTCAGCATGCCAAGGGACAAGCAGTAGATTTTGAAATAGCTGGTATTCCTAATATTCAGATAGCTTACTGGATTCAAAACAATTGTGACTTTGATCAACTCATACTAGAGTTTTATTGTCCTGATGATGGTTCAAAGGGTTGGGTCCATTGTAGTTACAATGAAAAAGGTTCAAATAGAAAACAGGTGCTTACTTATGATGGAAAAAAATTTGACAATGGTCTTCCTGAAATGAAGTGGGTAGATGGTCAAGTCAAAGAGTAGAGTTGCAAATTCAAGTATAGATTGATAGAGTATATTCAACTAGGAGGATATATCTATGTGGTTGAATATTTTATCAGCAGGAATTAAGGCAGGTGGACACATCTATCGTAAAAGACAAGAAACAAAAATGGCAATGGCAGATGCACAACACAGGACTGCTATGGCTATGGCCAAAGGTGAAAAAGAATACGAGGGTAAACTTTTAGAAGCAAGACAATCGGACTGGAAAGACGAATTTGTTTTATTAATTTTGTCAGCGCCGATACTAGTATTAGCTTGGGCAGTTATATCAGAAGACCCAACTGCTATGGACAAAGTAAAATTATTTTTTGATTATTTTTCTACACTCCCATCATGGTTTACAAATTTATGGATTCTCGTCGTAGCAAGTATTTATGGTATTAAGGGAACACAGATATTCCGAAATGGTAAAAAATAATAATCATGAAATATTCTTTGTACATGATTATATGTTCTGTTCTTGCTGGTGAGTGTATGCCACCATTTCAAATGACTGAACAATATGATAATATGTATTCTTGTTTGAATGCAGGTTATGAAGAATCACTAAAAAAATCAAAAGAAATAGGTAGAAAAGAAGTCAATAAACATCAAATATATATTAAATTTATTTGTAAAGGTGAGGAAGTTATTATTCCATTACCAAAACCAAAAGGACAACCAACATGAAAATAGTAGCAATAGGAGATCTTCATGATTCTCCTAATATAAAAAGTAAAGATAGATTTAGATGGATAGCAAAACATATTACAAAAATAAAACCTGATTATGTTGTTCAAATAGGAGATTTTATAACTTTAGATAGTTGTACTCATTATATTCCTGATGATACATTCACAGCAAGAATTGAAAAACCAACTTTTATGAAAGAGATGGAATCCTTTGATGAAGCTATGGAAGAATTTAGTTATGGTTTAGGTAAATATAAAATAAAAAAATATATAACACTTGGTAATCATGAAAGAAGATTATGGAGACATGAAGATAAAAATCCAACATTTTATGGTATGTGTCAAAAAGAATATTTTGGTATTTGTAAAAAATATAAATGGGAAGTTATTCCTTGGGGTCAATATCTTATGCTTGGTGGTGTTGGTTTTATACATGCACCAATCAATCCGATGGGTAGAGAATATGGGGGTGAAGCAAGTGAAAGACAAATTGCAAACAAATCAAAAATAGATATTGTATTTGGTCATAGTCATAGAGCACAAGACATTAGAGTTCCAAAAATAAGTGATACTAAAAATGATTTTACAAGAATATTAAACATTGGTTGTGCTTTACCTGAAGGTCATATTGAAAGCTATGCAAAACATAGTCTTACAGGTTGGACTTATCAGATTGTTGAGATTGATATATGGGATGAACATATTATGGAGGTCAAAAATATATCAATGAAAAAACTTAAAAAATTATATGGGTAGTGTTAATGAAGTTACCATCAACAATTTATTTAGGACACCGAAAAATTAAGGTCAAAGAAATAGGTGCAAGGACAGCAAACAAAGATGAGATATATGGTGACTTTGATGTTTCAAAAGATTTAATAAGAATAGATAAAACATTAACACCCTCCAGGAAACTTAATACTTTTATACATGAAATAGTTCATCTTTTACTAGAACATTACAATGCAGAGTTGAAACTTAAAGATGAAGAAAAAGTTTGTGAGATTTTAGGCACAGGTTTTTCAGATTTACTATCTCAAAATCCAAAGGTAATTAAGGTTATTAATAGTGTTTACAATAACAATAAGAAATAGTATAAATTAATTTTAGCGATCTTCTCCCTCTAGGGAAGTCCCCCTATATTCATTTACGAGTATAGGGGGTTTTTATTTTAGGAACCTCTTTGACCAGCTTTGTTAATACCACCTTTCCTTTCAGTAGTATCAACAAGTCTTTCCATATAACCAAATGCAGGTGCAAAACCTTTTGGAAATACAAACAGATGATATTGATTAGCTGTATCAACCCTTCTCCATTCAGCAGGATAAAGTTCTACAGCTTCTTGTTCAGGTGAAGTCAATGTATTTTTTATATCCATTAACTCTCTCCAATCATGAATAGATTGTTTATCAAGTCTTTTGATAGACAAATAAGTCATCTTACCTTTAAGGTTTTCATGTAAAACCATAAAGTCAGCTTTCTCATTTCTATAAACATTGACTTGATATTTGTCATTAATGTAACATTCAGCACCCAAGATATTATCCTTATACATTTTTTCCAAGTCTTTTAAACTTGGTGTTTTAATATAAGAATCACCTGTAGCTAAATCTTTTTTAGCAAGTTCAAATCTTCTTTTAAAAATTTGATACAAATCATATCTTGTTTTTTTTGTACCATCATCTAGTACAGCTTTACGAAATGGTGTCATTCTAATTACCTCCTTTCCCAATATGACTATCCCAGTATCTACCTTTAGAAATAATCTTCTGTCTTGAAGTTTCATGAACAGATTGTTCTATGATTCCAAGTTTCTTTAATCTTCTTAAAGTAGAAGATATTCTCCCTCTAGGTAAATTAGGTAATTTAGATTTTACAAAATCAATAAGTTCTTTTTTGTACTCACGATTATTTTTAGATACAAATTCAACTATTGTATCAAAAGTAAAATCTGGTTCTGGTTCTTTTTCCTGTTCCTTTATGTAAGGTGAAATATCAACTTCATACTTTTTAAGAAGTTCGTTGAAATCATCTTCATTAGTCCACCCACCACACATAAAAGGATAGTGTAAGTTTGCTAGAAACATATTCAACTTTTCTATATCTCTAATTACTTGACCATCATTAGTAGAATCATAAATTTTTTCTAATCTAATGAATACAGGATCATCATTAGAAACATCTTTGAATTTAATATTTTTTTCAAACATTATGACATCTCCTTGTTCCAGTTATTTACAAAGTCTTCAGATAAATCTACCCAAACATCTACTTCACAATCATTATCTTTAAGATGTTCAATAATTTCATCTGCATACTCTTTTGTTTTGATGTAACAATCAACTACAGCTGCTGTTTCACTATATTTTCCATAAACCTTTTCATTGAAAAATTTTATTCCATCATTCTGTAACTTGAATAAAAATCTTCCATCAGTTTTTTGGATTACTTTAGCATCATAGTTGATATTTACTCCATCACTATTGTATATTGGTTTTGACATTGTTTTCTCCTTTTTTGTTATAAGGATACGATACCAAATCCACTCTAGGTGTCAATAGTTATTATTAGTTATTATTAGTAAGTAATAGAGGGGTTTTTTAATTATGTTTTATCACTTATTATTTTTCTAGCTGAAGATTCCTCTGTTATCCTCATATCTTTCAAAATCTTCATGTGTTCATATTTATCTTTAGCTTGTTCATATTCTATTTCAGCAACCAATAAACCCTGAATGTGTTTTTCATATTCTGTACTAGCAAGTGCATTTGTTTTAGCATCAGCATGACTTAAACCTTGATCTCTAAATCTTTTTAATAATCTATTTACAATAATAGGTTCAAGATATTTTAATTTTTTATATAACTTTGCTTTGATTACTTTGTTTTCACTAGCTGATTCTAATTCAGCATAAGTTCTTTCTGTATCAAGAACATAAGTAGTATTATAAGATGATTGATCTCCACCTGTTGTTACTGTTGTTTTTGCTCTCATTTTTTTTCTCCTGTTTTTGTTAAGGTCGCAAGTCCCCTGTACTATTTATAATAGTTTTTATTGAAACCTGCAATTTTTTAATTAAGACTAATAGTTATTCTTTTTTTCTACTATATCTGTCTTAATTATTTCTCGTTGAATGTCTTTATACTCACGACCCAACTTACTCGCTTTTAAACTAACACCTCCATGATTATGTAACTCTTGTACATAAGCATTGTTAGTTTTGTTCAGAGCATCAACGAGCTTTCTCATTTCCTCGTTCAACATTTTCTATTGTTACCCTTACTTCCTTTCGGTACTGATTTTGCAACTTCATCATAAAGTTCTTTTTCATTATCAGTATTCCAGTATAAGTCTTTGATCAATTCGTC